TGGTTCGCTTTCAGGGAATGGCAAGTTTTGGCAATCGTCATTGGATATAACTATTACTTCTTGCACGATGTTTTCGTAATCAAGTTTTGCAAAGTGTGCCATGTCTAAACCTTAAACCTTATGTAAACGATGCCTGAACCACCGTTACCGCCTGCGCGTTGTGCTGTGCCGTTATCGCCTGCACCGCCGCCGCCGCTACCTGTGTTGGCTGCTGCTGCTGTACCTACTGCCGAACCTGACGCACCTGCACCACCTACTGAACTACCGCCAGCACCGCCAGTCGTGCCACCTGCACCGCCACCGCCGCCGCCCTTGAACAACGATGAGCCAGAAATAAAAGTGTTGACCTGTTGACCTGCGCCACCTGCACCGCCTGTTGCAATACTGCCGTTTGCGCCAACTGCTGCTGCACCGCCACCGCCGCCACCGTTGCCAAGTGGTGTTGTACCGTCGTTTGTGCCACCAGCAAAACCTTGAAAACCTAAACCGCCAGTCCGTGTTAAATAACGACCTGCACCACCGCCAGAACCGCCGCTCGATGGGCCAGAACGGTCGCCACCAGTAGCGTCAACAAACGAACCGTAACCGCCACCAACTGCCGTAAGTAAAGTGCCAACGGTCGATGATAGACCGCTAGATGATTGCAACGAAGCGGTTGCACCGCTACCACCTGCACCGATAGTTATTGTTTGGTTAGCGTCAATATAAATTGTGGATTGTTGCACACCCCCAGCACCGCCGCCACCACCATAAAAGTTATTAGCACCGTTTGCAATAACACCGCCAGCGCCGCCACCACCAAAAGCAAGCACATCAAACAAACCTGATTTAGTCACCGTCAAAGTGCCTGTAGTAGTAAAACTAAGCAACGTATAATTTAAGCCGCCAACCGTAATACTCGATGATGCGCCACCTGTAGCAACACCATAACCAGTTGACAAGTCAACCCAAGCACTTCCGTTGTATACCTGCAACGATGTAGCAGTCGAGTATGCAACCATGCCGGCTGATGGGCTTGGGATGGCTGAGGTTCGTGCAGCTGTACCTGCGAACACCATGACGGATTGATCCATCAGGTAGTTCTGAACATCACTACTTGTGAGTACGTCTCCAGGTGAGAATGTTTTGCGTCCTGATCCAGCCATGATGCCCCTATTCTATACCGACACCCAAGAGGTGCCGTTGTAAACGATGAAACCGTATGCAGTTGAATACGAAACCATTCCTGCTGATGGACTAGGTATCGCTGAGTCACGTGTTGCTGTACCAGAGAACACCATAACCATCTGATCCATCAAATATCCTTGGACATCACTCGATGTCAGCACATCTCCTGGTGAGAATGTTTTTCTTCCTAAGCCAGCCATAGTGTTCCCATTCTAGGTCAAACCGTAAAGGGTTGAATCCAACGGTGACGTGTCCAACACGAACGGCAAGATCAGTTGGACTTGCCCCAACCCGACAGTGACAGTGTGTCGTGATGGGTTGATGCTGTGCCGTATGGATTCGACAACCACATTCTGTGTGACCGTTGCTGGTGTACCAACAGCAAAAGTCTTAGTCACCGACAGGATGTCACCAATCTCCAACCCTGCCATCTGTACCTGCTGTGAAGCAGTCAACGCATTCAACAACACATCCATCTCCGAGAACCTCACCACAGGTTCCTGAAACCGTGTCAACAATGACAACGCCAATGCTGACCCAGCAGCATCAGTGGCCAACGGAACCCCCGTCAACGACAACGCTTTTATTCCATACTGTGTTTGCGATGCAGTACCAGACGCAATCGACGAAGCCGTACCACCATCAATCTGCACAGCCACACGATTCAACACCGTCTCAGCCCCATACTGATTTGCCAACGACTGAATCGGAATCCCAGCCGTACCACCAAACGAAGCCACAGCCGTACCAAACGACACAGCAATCCGAGCATCAAACTCAACCAACCCCGAACGATTAACAAACAAACGCCCACCCTCAGCAATAGCCACATCCTGCAACGCTGTGAGAACATTCGTTGCATCCTCATACGCAACCGTTCCACACGTCGCAATTCCAGTCTCAATGTTTCGTAACGCAGTCGAGAACGCAACCTCTGGACGATCCAAGATGGCTGACACACGCTCAGACGTAAGCTGCGAAGAAGGGTTGAATGCCGTTAGCACGGTTTGACCTAGTTGCCCGAGCGCATCAGTAGCCACGATTGTTGCTGTTGATAGGTTCGGTTCGGCATAATCCATGTTCAAGTCATACACAAACCCTGAGAACATTGCTGTCGTACCGGCTGTACCGCCGTACACCTGGAACTTGCGTCGTGGTGCGATACCCACCGTTCCACCCGAATACCATTCCGATGCTGTATTCAACGGATCAAAGTATCGTGCAGCTGCACGATCATCGGCAATAATGGTGCAGTTAGATGACGGGAAGTTATCAAGTTGAGTTGAACGACCACGATTGATATTGATGTTTGTTACATACTCGGTGACATCCACAAAGTCTGTTGAACCATCCAACACATCAGTCCCATCCAACAGGCTTGAGTCCAATGTGAATGCATCAGCCAAGAACCCCACATCCAACAACACCTTATATGTTGAACCCCACTTCGCAGACTTAGCCATTAGAAGAACGCCGTTAGATCGCCACCATTAAGACGCGCACGACGACTCATCAAATCACTAATCTGCTCAGCAACCTCATCAGGCGAAGAAATAAGACCAGCGTTCACATTCACCACCATCCCACCCCCAGCAGGATTAGGTCGAAACCCAGTCGAGTTACCAGTCACCGTTGCCGGAATACTATTAGCCGAACCAGCCATCGGATTGTTCAGATTGAATCTGCCACTTACAACTGGATACAAATTAGCGATCTTTCCAGCATCCTGAATCGCTTTGCCATATTCCTGCATTGCAGTAGTTTCACGTTCAATCGCCTCAGCCACAGCAATAACAGCCTCAGCCTGATTCTCTTTAGCGGTAGTCAACGCATCAGACAGATCCTTGAATATCTCAGAATCCTTAGAAACACCAAAGATCGCATCATTCAACAAACCAGTCGCAGTCGTCAAACTTGTAGTCGCCTCAGTCTGGGCATCAATCGCATCAGCACTCGACAACTTCGCCTCAGCCAACGCAATCTCAGCCTCACGAATCATCTGAGGTGTCGACTCAGGATCAGCACGAACCTTCTTCAACGCCTCCTCAGCATCCTTAATGGCGAACAACGAACCCTCGACGTTGTACCCAGCACGCTCCAACCCACGCTGAGCCAACTCCAACTCCTTCGCAGCCTTCCTAGCCTGTGGCGAATCAGCACCATACCCAGCCACAGCCTGATTGAACGCATCCTGAGCATCAGTCACACCCTGGTTCGCAGCCGTCAATGATTTACCAGCCTTGATTGAAGCATCCTGCGCATTCTTAAACGACTTTTGTGCAGAGTTGGAACCCTTCAACGCATCCGTATACAACTTCAACTTCTCTGTAGCCTTCTTCAAAGTCTTAGATAAGCCATTTTCTTGTTCATTGGTTTCTTCTATTTCACCGTTCAAGTTTCTTTGCCCACTAATGACATCGTGAATAGTGAGCTTGTAATGATTTACTGGTACAGCAATTTTGTCAAATGCTTCTTTAAGTTTGTCAACATCAACTGCTTGACCAGTGAAGCCTTTGGCAATACTTTTAACCTTCTCAAGATAATTTGGTTCAATAGCAGCTTTTGCAAAGTACGCAAGTTTGTACAAAATGTTTGCTGCTTCAGCCCCTGCTATTGCAATGTTTCTAAGAACACCAACAACAGCAACACCAGCATCACCAGATTCATAGATCAACTGTTGGAACCCTGCAAGCAAACCCTTCTCACCGATGACGCTTGTGACTCGTTGAACAGCAGGAGCAACTTCTTCAACTAAGAACGTGGCAAACTTATCCAAGTAAGGCAGTAACGCTGCACCGATTGTTTCAACAATCTCACCGAACTGTCCTTGAATGATTTTGAGTTTGCCACCGAACGTGTTTGCAGCAGCATCAGCAGCACCACCAAATTTATCTTGCAAAGTTCCCAACACCACACCAAAGTCTTTAGACTTCTTTGTGCTTTCATCTAAGGGGATACCAAGTTTGCCCAACGCAGTGAACTGACCCATGCTTGCCTTCGCAACAGCCAAAGAAACTGATGCCAAATCTTTCCCTGTAGCAGCAGAGATATCTTGTGAGATAGTCAACAAGTTTTGAGATGTCGTCAAGTTGCCAGTTGATCGAAGCAAAATCTCTAGCGAGTCGCGCAACTCAATGTCGCTAGTTCCGGTACGAAGTTGAGTCACCGAGATATAACGCTCAACGGCACCAGTCAAACCTTCCTGTTCACCAAAGGTTCGTTTCAACTGTGCAGCCAACAACGCTTGCGACTTCTCATCTTCAACTGCAGACTGCACAGCCTTGAATGCGAACGCACTCACAGCACCGAACGCAGCTGCACCAGCAATCGCCATTGTCTTGAATGACGGCAACAAACTAGACACCTCGGTCTTTAGACCGCCCATGCCATCGTTGACTTGTTTGATGCCCTTCTTGTATTGCTCTGCGTCAGCGAGGAACCTAACTACGAATGTGCGAACGCCAGCCATACGGCAATTCTAGATGACATCCTCACAAGCCGAGCGCAAGGCACGGAAGTCAGCCAACACAGAAGACCACAATGCTTTACCTTCAAGACCGTCATACTTCGTTAACACTTTGCCTGCATCCCACCAAGCATCATTCATCTCAACACCAATAGTGCGCTTGCGTCGAGGTTGAGCAGACTGACGTGGTGACGCTGGTGTCGGGTTGCGTGCAGGTTCGTATTGGAAGTCGGTGTCAATGAACTTGCCTGATTGTTCGTGGAACTCCCAAGGTTGATCTGGTGCATGTTGTGGAAGGTAGAAGATACGCGCAGCATCTTTGGTTGCAGGGTCACCAACAAGGTTGAGTCGTTGATGTAACTCAGCCCACACAGCTCGCCACAGCCCTGCCGGTACACGCTCAGCCAACGGCAAAACTAAGTGATAGTGAGGATCATCCAGTCGATGTGAATACGTGGAGTAGGCAAGATACTCGAACCCGTCAAGGTTGGCATTGGCAAACGATTCACCGTCCATGTCAACGACCAACGCTTCAATGAACCTGATAGCAGTATTACCGCGAGTCCTACCCTGGTAGTACTCAACAGGTGACCACAACGCACCATCAGACTTGTGCGCATTCTCCTCATGGTGCATCAAGCGTTCTTTGAGGTCAACCCAATTCGATGCGAACGGCTTCGGCTGAACAGACTTAACCGAATCAAAATAGACAACCATGAACACCTCCCTACCTACAGGATAGCGAAACCACAGCCGAAGTCAACGATCTTTCAGTTTGTCCAGAACCTTGTCAATAGCGTTCAAATACTCTTTGGCAATGTTGTCCTTGTTCTTGCGCACAGACGGCCAGAAGAAGTACCCAGACTTCCCACGATGACGAAGGAACTGCGTCGTCCTGCCCCCACCCTTACGCCCCATCTCAGTCCCAGCCCGAGACTTAGCCCCAGCC